GGAGAAGGGGATCTTGCTTCTTTTTCTGCTGCCAAAACACTTTGTCTATTAGGTTGTGCCTCTTTCATAGCTTGACTAATACCTAATTTTGCAGCACCACCTCTAATAGCTGCCTCTCTTGCATCATCTCTTTTTGCAAAATCTGTATAACCAGCTGTTAATGCATCTCTTATAGGTACTCCTCCTACTAATGCAGCACCAACTGAACCAAGTGGTAATCTTGTTTTAGGTGTAAACTCTCTTAATAATGATTCTAATTCAGGTGTAAGTTCTCTTGCTCTACCAATAAGATCACCAGTAGATTTTTGTTCTCTATCAACAAGTCCAGACATGATACCATCATTAGTGGACCCACCTCTTCTAAACATAGGTCTTTTTAAAACTTTAGCCATTAACTTTGTCCTCTAAATATTCTTCCGTATATGTCAGCACCCATCAATCCAAAACCTAGTGCTTGTGTTAATGGACTAGCTGCTGCTGCCATTGGTGCCTCTTGTAAAGTCACTGTTCCTGCACCTGGTGTTATTGATGTGATACCAGTTCCTAATAAACTTAATCTTCTTCTTGGATCATCAACAGCCATTTGTGCTGCTTGTCTTGCTGCATCTATTTGTGCTTGTTGTTGTGCTTGTTGTGCTGCACCTAATGTTCCAAGACCAGATATCTGTGCTCTTGCAAAATCTTGTGCTGCTGCACCTAATCCTCTCTGTTGATTAGCTAAAGTTATTTGATTTGCAAGATCTTGTTGTCTTCTTGATGCTGCACTTTCAAAACCTGTTTGTAATAATTGTGCTTGTAAAGCTGCTCGATTCCTGTCGCTTGCTGCATCAAACTCGGCTCTTTGCACACCTTCACGGCCGCCACCAAATGCACCCGCTACACCTAGAGCTCGTTTAGCTTGTTCGTTTCTTCTAATCTGAGCTTGTCTATCAAACTCTGCTAATGTTGTATCTATAACCTGTTGTTGAAAAGGCGATCTATAAGACTCTATGGATCCCGCTCCTGTTCCCGCACCTGTTCCTGTTAGTGCTGTTGCTGCATCTGCTGCAGTTGTAGCTTTAGTTAAAAATGGTTGAAAAGATCCAAGACCACTAGCCATGCCTCTTGCTTGTTGTTGCAATGCTGTTTCAGCTGCAACTTGTGGTGCAACTTCTGCCATACCAGCTCTTGTGATATTAAATTGTTGTGCCTGTGCTTGTCTTGCTGCAAATTGTTCTGCAGTCTCACCAGGTTGTTGTGTTGTTGCAGTTGTAACAGTTGGTAATCCAGCTTGTCTTGTAAGATCTGCTAAAAATGTTTTTTGTGCTGCTTCTAAAAATTCTGGTGGCAAGACTCTTGATTCTGTTATACCACCAGTCTGTTTTGATACCCTACCGCCCATAGCATACTCTCCAGGTTGATATCCTTTTTCTTTTAATCTTTTTTCTAGTTTAGAAAAATTTCCTGTCTCTAAAAACTCAGAGTATAGCTCCATTAATTCACTATCACCTGTAGATTCTATAAAATCTTTAAAACTTCCAAATTCCATTATACTACCCTTTTCTCCAATCGTTTCATGGTATCATACATCTTTTGTGCTCCTTTTTCAATGCTACCACCACCAGCTCCTCTTACAGCATCTGCTGTCATAACAAACTCATTTTTTGATAACATAGCAGGCACATCGTCTGCTTTTTCTTTTATACCTACAGGTACAAACCCACCTGTCTCTCTGTAATCTCTTTCCTTAACTCCAGCTTTATTTGTTCTCATGATACCTGTTGGCATGCCGCCTTTATTTAAATTATATCTAGCTACAAGTGCATCTTTACCTGCTTCATCTAGTTTCATATATTCTGGGTCATTTGCAAAATAATTATCCATGTACACTCTCATTTGTTGTCCTACGTATTCTTTTCTTCTTTGCATATATTCTTCAACAGTTTCACCAGGTTGTTGCTCTTCAAACTCTCCTTGAAAATAACTTGCTAATAAAGATGCACCTGCAGTAATACCACCTGCTGCTAGTTGTGCTGCAACCCCATCTGGTAATTTTTTAATACCTGCTCTTACTACATCTCTTGCAACTGATATTAAACCTTTTTTTTCTGTTGGTATGGAAACTTCACTCATTTGTTCTGACAATTTTGATCCTACATCTGATGCTTGCTTATCAAACAGACTAGTAAACTGTTGAGTTCTCTCTGGACTTAATGGAGAGGTAAAACTGTCTCTAGTAAAACCACCCATAATATCTTGTCGTCCACCTAAAGCTCTAGCTCCTGCACCAAACGCAAAAGTTCCAACACCTTGTTTTAGCGCATCACTAATACTACCCCTCTGATCAAATCTACCTATACCTCTCATCAACCCAGCCACAGCAGGATTAAATGGTGCAACTAATGGTGCAGCTTTAACAGCTACACTTGCAAGTTCATTTGGTATAAGTTTTCTAATACGATCTTTAACTAGGCTACCTAGTCCGTACATCTGTCTTGGCATTTTTGCTCTATTAATCAGGCAGGGTTTACACCTGAATTTATACTATTACTCGTTTTTTACGAGTAAATCAAGACTATGTTGTAACCTCTCTCGGCTTAGATTGTAAGGCCGAAAGGACCACATGTAGTCTATTTGCTGTTGCAGCAGTCACTTTTAGTATCTCACTTTCCTCTAATACTAAAGGGGCTGATAGTAATTCTGTTGTGCCATTGGCAGATATAGATTTTGTCTTAAACAAACTAAATACATTATCACTAGTATCTGTAATAGTGACCGTTATAGTGTCCGCATTACCAGAGTCTTCTGATACTAATATAGATTTTACAATAGCAGTTGTTGCAGTCGGCACTGTATATAGTGTCGTAGCTGACGTAGTTGTTAAATCTACTTTTTTATTTACAAATGTATTAGCCAAAGAAAAAAGCCTCCGCCTCTGACTCGTCTTTTAAATCTTGTTGATAGGTAGTATTTAATTTTTGCACAATACTATCTACATCTCTAACAAACGATTGTTGTGTTTGTTGATTATATTCTTCATCTGGTTGTGTTAACGCTTGTATTATTCTAGCCACGTTTTTTAACTCCTTTAATTCTTTTTTTATTTAATGATGCATAAAAAACTTGTTCACCACGTTTTTTACCATACTGTTTTTTCATAGATTTCATTATCTTTTTACCTTTTTTATTTAATGGCATTATCTTCTTCCGTCCGGTTGATAGTCTATTCTAAATGTACCAAGTTTCCAAAACTGACCAGTGCTAGTGTTTTCTATTTTTAAAGATATCTCTCTAGCTCTAGCACGTGTGTCTATTTTAGTTGAGTTACTATTAATTGTAAATGGACCCAAAGAGGAACTAGCTTTTGTTTGATTTGGAAAGTCTTTTAAATTTAATGTTACTCTTGCATCACCTGTTTGTGATAAAAAATCCGGTATGACTCTTCTTATTTTCATCATGAATTCACCATCACCTTGTAAACCCTGTTGACCAATATCAAAACTACCAGACTCTATGTTTGCTGTAATAGCAGTAGTTTGTCCTAACTTAACTTGATTTAAACCTGTTTCATGTTCATAGTATGTTGTTGCTCCATCTGTATTACCATGCACATAATTAACATCTGTATCAGCTGTCTCTGCACTTGAATCATATTCTGTTGCATGTGGTTTACCAAATATTGCAGAGTCCTCCCATGCTGTTCTTGCTAATGTGCCTGTGGTCCACACTGGTCGCTCGTTGCTTGAGTCTAGATAATTGTATGCAACCATTCTATTTACGACTCCTGAACCTGAGTTTGGATAAAACCAAATTACCTCACCAAACAAATTATTTAATCCAGCGTTAATATGTTGTTTTGGTGTAGTGTTAATATCATCAAAGACATGGTCTTCTACTAAACATGGTAGTGATTCCAGTTTACCAGCATATCTAAAGAAACCATTTTCTGACATCCAATAAGCTGTACCATCAACTTCAACAGCTGCGTTCTGTCCAATCAATCCACAGTTTGTACCTACTTGTTGAAATGAGAATGTAAATGGTGGACCAACAAAACGCATGATAAACAATGCAGTGTCAGTCCATATGTAAATAGCATCTCGACCTCTAATTGCTCCAACAAGTTTAGATCCATCTGCAAGTCTTTGTGTACCAGCAGTGTTAGTCGCTGAAGGTGTGTAAGTATTAATATCCTCTTGAGAGGAGAATCTTATAAACATTGGATCTTGTGTTGATTTAGTTCCAATAGTTGTTTCTGTACCAAAAAATATTAAGTGCCGATCTGGTGTAGATACTAAACTAAATGCAGAAGCTGTTGGTGCACCCGTTATAATAGTTGCTCTAGTATTGTTTGCTCCTGTAGGATTAGAATCCCACTCAAAACTTTCACCACCATTAATAGTTGCAATAAGTTTATTACCCAAATTATCTAAAGACCAAAGTCCAGGTGCAGTTACAATATCTCCTGATGCTGCAGCGTTCCATGCAAAAAAGTTTGATGCATCTGTTACTGTTGCTCCAGATGAATGTGTTGCCGCTGTTGTACCTGAAGCACCTCTAGTTAAACCAGATAAATTTCCACTATTGTCATTACCTGTATAAGTAATTAACTCTGTTCCAATTAACACTGTTCCTGAAGATGGAAAGGATGATGAACTAGCCATCGTTAAACTTGTAACACTAGCGTTTATTGAAGAAGATAATGTAGATGTAAACTGACCTGCTTGTTGCCCACCCCATGATCCAAGAGACCAACCTGTAGATGCAACCTCAACCGCTGGTCCAACAGGATAGTAATGTTGAACTCTAATACCACCTGATGTTGTTGCACCAGATCCAGATTCATTAGACTCCATCTCTATTGTAAGAGTGCTACTGGTTGGTATAGATGTCACCATAAATTTTTTATCTGTAAAATCTCCAGATGTAAAATCAGAACCAGTGATGGCTGTAAAAGTATCTAATAATATTATATCAAACTTATTTATGTTGTGATCTGAACTAAATGTAAGTGTTACAGTTTTTGATCCATTCGTTGTAGAGAAAGCATTTGATAAAGATGTTGTCGCTTTAATAGGATGTATATCATAAAATATACCACCAGAATATGCATATAAAATTCTGTTTGTTCCTAAAATAGCATACTTGATACCTGATGTATTTACAAAGTGATGAATCGCTGTTGCTCTACCTGTAATTTGAACAGAACCTAATTGTGACCATCCACCTATTTTTTCAGGTGTACCATATCTAAAACGAACATTGTCTCCATCAACCCATTGGCTCTCACCACCTGCTGATGTAACTTGTTTGTTAAATCCAGGTGCAAATTTTACTTTTTGCAACATAATAAATTACCTAGGGTTTAGTTGGCCACGTAGCGTTTTCACATTTTTCAACAGTGTCTTTACCCTCAGGCAGGTCTCTTAACTCCTGTCTGTATGTTCTCATGTCATCTGACATAGTAACATCAGATAAAGCATAGAAGTCAGTTTCAGCTAAAAGTTGATTTCTTCTAGCTCTAAGACTAGCTTGTGCTCTTGCTAAAGCACCATCTGCCCACGCTTGTTCTTCAGCATCTCTAGCAGCCTCTTCTGCAGCCGTAAACTGTACTCTCTCACCATTTATGTTATGATATCTTGGCATAGTTTTCTCCTTTGTTTTTGTTTATCATGATTAATTAATTCCGTAAAGGCAAATATCTCCAGCGTCTATGTTGCCAGATGACATTTTAAATTGAAATCTTGTAATTGCAGTGGTTGTATTAAAATATCCAGCAGTATAAACATTAAAAGTAAAATTTGCATCTTGTGAATGTTGTATATTACTTATAAAATGTTTTACAAACACAGAAGAACTAGGGTTAAAAACATGGCAAAATCCAGATAAACTTTGATCGTTGTCGTTTCCAATAGTATTACTTAATTTATGAAAACTTGTTCCTTGTGCTTGGTCATTTCCTGTATTATATGCTAATTGTGCGTCTGAATCTCCCTCGTCATGTCGTGCTTGAAAATGTGTTGATGTAATTGTCTGATTGTAATTTGTATTTGTTCCTGTGTCACTTTGAAAAGTAAAAAATGCACCATCTGTTGCTGGGTGTATATTTTTAAATGTAAATAAATATTCTTTATATGTACTATCTATCCCAGAGGTAAAATCTACTGTAGCTGAACTTGAGGCTGTTGATTTAGATATAAAAGTTATAGAACCACTACTAAGACTACCAAATGCAGTTACTGATCTGACTCCTCTATTATTTAGTTTAACTATGCTCATTAGCTATCCTTTATTCCATATAGTTTTATTGTACCAGCATCTATATTTCCTGAACTCATTTTAAACTGAATAGCATTAACAGCACTTGTAGTATTAATATATCCAGCTTGTCGTCTTTGATTTGATCTATCATCTGCCATATATTCATTAAATGTATTAACAAAATGCTTAACAAAAGTGGTATTACTAGGGTCGAATAAATGTAAAAATCCTG